GAAAAGCGGGTAAAAGGGGAGTACAGGGTGGAGATCCAAAAGGCCACGCTTTTGGGCTGTGCCGTGCTTTTTCGCACATACTCCCACCGGCCAGCCTCCAGCATTTTGCCCTTGTCCTGGTCCGTGATCACGCACTCACACGCCTGGCACACATAGCTTGCCATTTCCGCCCGCTCCGCGTTGTCCGGCACATCGTCCTTACTGGGCCACTTGATTTGTGCAAATTTCAATTCGATATACTGGCCACAATGGGGGCATGGGACGAAATAGTGTTTTTCCGCGTCCGCCTCCTCTTTGGCTTTCCAGATGTGACCCGTTTTCAGCGTTGGGGTGGAGGTTATAAAAATTTTCCGGTTGGTCGTGTAGGTCTTTGTCCGCTCTATGGCCAGCGAAACGGGATCCGCCTCTTTCTTGCTTGCCCCTGGGTATTTGTCCACTTCATCCAGGAACAAATAGCGGATATTTGTACTTGCAAGATCCGCCGGGCTGTTGGCGCCGTTCAGGTAGACGGTCATGGTGCCGAATTTCAGCTGTAATTTTTTGCTGATATGCTCCCGGTATTTCTCCGCCAGCACCTTGCAAGCCTTGATCATTGGCTCCAGCTTGGCGTCCACGGTCCGCTCCGCCAGGTCGTCCGACGGGTACACGATCATGGTCGGCCCTGGTGCCTGGTCGATCAGGCTGCCCAGCATATTCTCCATGGCGGACGTTCCGCCCACCTGGGTGGGTTTGACGAAAACAATTTTTTCCACCACGTCGTCGTCGAATGTGTCCATGATCTCCACCAGGTAGGGGGTCACGCTGTTGCGCCATGGCCCCGGTATGGCGTTCCCGTCCGGCAGTATGCGGTGCTTTTCGGCCCACTTGGAAACTGACAGGCGTTTTCGTGGGCGCAGGATCTCAACGGCGGTTATAATCCAGCCCGGCACCTCATAGCGTTTTACACGAAACTTTTTCACCGTTTTGCCTCCTCCGGCTCCACCACGGCGGCGTCCACGAATAGGGCCAGCATATCCTCCAATTCCTTGCGGGTGGCCCGCTCGATAGCGCGGGCGGTGGCGGCGTCCGTATAGCTGGCCACGGTGCCCGCCACCCTGCTGGGTATGTTCATGGCAAAATTTTTGAACGTGTCCATAAACTCCGCCAGCTGCTCGGTGGCCGCCGCCGTTTCGATGTATCGCCCCTCGGCTATGTCCGCCTTTATGCTGGCAAGCTGGCCCTGGCTCTCTTTCAGCTTCACCTCGGCCTCCAGCTTTTTCAGGGCCAATTCTGCCGTGCGGCTTTTCTCCCCGGTTTCCTGGGCCTTTTGCTCGATGTGGGCAATATACCGCTGGACCGTTTCGCAGGTCCTATATTTCCGCGCTCCGCCGCCGGGTGGGACCTCGGTTTCCAGCACCCCGTCTTGGGTTAGTTGCTGGACCCTGCGGCACCCCTTAAATCCCAGCATTTGGGCGATCACTCCCGTGCTGGACCACTCCGGCACGGTCCCGGTCAGGACCGCCGGCTTTTCCGCTTTCGGCTTTTTCGGCGCCGCCTTTTTCGCGGCTGTTTTCTTCTGCTCCGCCACTGGAGGCGGCCCCCTTTCCCGCCCCGGCGGTGGAGGTCCGCCGGTTTCGTTTTTTCTTCCCGCGTCCGTTTCGCATTTTGACCCGCTCCGGCCCGCTCGGTTATCCCCCCCTTTAGGGGGGATAAATTCCGGCGGCGTTTTTGCTATGCGTAACGTAACAGGCCAAAATTTTTTTGGTTTTATGGGCAAAAATACCAGGACTCCTTTGCCCCGCGTTGGTTTTAGGCCCAGGGAGGACCCGCGCCGGGGGGTGGCCGTCGATCTCACGGGCCTGTTGGCCTGCGTCCCGGCCTCCCGGCGCGTCCCTGGAGGGCGGCGGGGTGAAAGGATAAAGCCCCCGCCGCACACCCTCCGCACCCATGGAGCGAAAAGCGGCGGGGCCACCAGGTTTCTGTCCCCTGGCGGCCCCTGTACTCCTTGCGGCTTTTCATGCTATCAATATAGCACAGGCAATAGTCCAAAAGTGTCCACACTTTTCAGCCCGGCCATTTTATTTCTTGGCCCCTCTGTTCCTGGCCTTAAAATCCCCCAGCAGTTTCCCGCTTTGCTCATTCCTGGCCAGCCTGTCCAGCGCGGTGTTGTAATAATTAAATACCGCCGAACGGCTCAAATATACTTCCTTGGCGATTTGCTCCCACGTCTTGCTGTCTATATGCCGCATTTCCACCACGGTCCGCTCCATGGACCCCATGGGCAGCAGGTCGATCAGGTCCATAACATTCTGGACGGCCCTGGCCATTTCCGCCTGCTGGGCCTCGATCCGCTCCTCCACGTCCGCGATCTGAAAGACAAGGGCGCCCGCCCCGTCCGGGTGTACCGGCTTGGCGGATGGCGTGGCCCGGAACGCCGGGGCGGTGGATGGCCCCCGCAGTTCTGCGGATAGTGTGCGGCGGCGCTCCTCCAAAATCCGCTTTTTCTGTTTGGACGCGTGATATTGCTGCAGGTAGCGTTTCACCGCCTCCCGCTCCAGTTTGTCCCCCGTTGTCTTTCTGCCCATGGTTACACCTCGGTTATGTCAATTCCCAGCTTGTCCTTTATCAGCTTTCGCTTTAGCAAATATTCCTTGGTCCGCGTTGGGCGGCTTTTCACGTCCTCCACCACCAGCGCCCCCATTGGCCCGTACTTTTTCCGCAGTTCCTCCGGGGCGTTCTCCGATAACTCCCAAAACGGCGGGACGCGGTAGGTAAAATCCGCCCTGTACCGGATTGCCCGCACCCTGCGGCCCTCGGTGTCTGTGTATGCCTCTTGCAGCGTAAAATCCACCTGCAGGCGCAGGTCCCGAATTTGCCCCGCCCGCTCCAGCGCGGCCAGGTGGTCATAGCGCCGGGCTTCCTTTTGGCTGTCGAAATGGAGGACGGCCCCGGACGGCGTGATCCGCTCGGTTGGGCTGTTGTGGTATTTGCTGGCCTTTGGCGGCCCGTCGGCGGCAGGGGATGGAGGAGGCCCCCGCCGCTTTTGCTGGGCCATGTATTTCTGGATCGCCTGGGCCTGATATTTTGGCGGCAGGTCTTTCACGTCAATGGCCACCAGCTACACCTCCGCCGCGTTCGGGATCTCCACATACTGCCACGACATGGGCGGGTGGTTCAGCCCGAACTCCGCCAGCGGGCTGGGGGTGTTGAATTTCTCCGGGGACTGGATCACCCACCCGTAAAGGCTCCCGCCTTTTGCGTAGGCCCGCAGGGCCTCCATGGAAACGCCGGACCGCTCCACCAGCATTTCCAGCAGGTTGGTTCTGACCCACCCCCAGCAGGTAAATTTCCCTTGCACCGCTCCGGTCCCGCTCACATACACCAGGACGGTCAACGGCCAGCGGAACGCCCGCCCGTCCTTGCTTTGCGGGGCGGACTTGCGGATCTCCAGCGTCTTTTCCCCGGACAAGATTTTCTCCCACCACTCCGGTTTCATGCTCATAAGCACCGCCCGCACGGCTCACACCTCCCACGGGAACATGGAGGCGGGGAGGTCCGGGAAATACTCCCGCAGGTTGCCCTTGTAGAACACGGGGATCTCATTCTCCGCGCAAAATGCCGCGATCTGGTCCACCCACTCCCGGCAGGGGATCACCTTGTCCCGGCGGCTGCCTGTTTCAGCCCCCAGGATCACCCACTGGGGCAGGCCCTCCGCCTCCCCCATGGCCACCGGCTCCAGCAGCGGCTCCATGCTCCAAAACGTGTTGATGTTCGCCCAGGGCATGGGGTACATGGCCGCCGCGTCCCTGTTGGCCACCGTGGACCCGTACCAGAAATTTTCCCCATGGGGGAGGAGGGCCAGGTGGTCCAGTTCCAGGTAGCGGGCCGGGTTCTTTGTCAGGAACAGGTAACGGTGCTGCGGCGCCCGCAGGCAGGCGTCGATCACTTGGGCGATCCAGGACGTTGGCACCCACTTCCCGAAAAGGTCCGCCATGGAACACACAAAAACGGTCTGCGGCTCCTCCACGCGCTCCGGCTGGTTCAGGCGGTAGCGGTGCAGGGTAGGCTCGAAACCGTAGGGGTAGGGGGTGGCTTTGATCTTCTTCTCCAGAACATGGAGGCCACCAGGCAGCGGGGCGGGATCCTCCAGCCCCTTGTCGAAACGGTGGGCGGTCCGCCTGGCGTAGCAGTAGGGGCACCCATGGCGGCACCCGGTCAGCGGGTTCCATGACATGGTGGCCCAGTCTATTTTCGTCTTGTTCATTGTGCGATCTCCTTTCTGTTTTCCGTGGGCGTCTGGTTCGTCCCCAAACTTTACACATTTACAAGGCCATAAAAAGCTGAACTTACATTCAGCCCGATCCCGCCTTTTTCCGCCGTGCCTTTTTGGGCGGCTCCGGCTGCCGTACATACTTATAATATAGGTAGCCGTATTTTGTGGCCTTGCTCTCCACCAGTATGTAGCCCTTTGGCGGGCGGGGCGGTTTGTTCTCTGTATAGTTGCGCTTGACCTCGGTGGACGGCTCCCGATCCGGCTTGTCCAGCTTTCCGGCCTTTTTCCAGCGGTGGCCGCCCTGTTCCGGGGTCCAGTGGTCAAAAAGATAATTCGCCAGGCCGGTGTAGTCCTGGCCGTGATCTATCCCACTATAATAATTGTGTTCCCGTAGGTGTTCGATCCGCACGATCTCACCCATGCCCCACAACTTGGTGATCATGTCCTCCGGTATGCCCTCCGAAACCATGTGGAAATGGATCCGGTGGGTGCCCTTGCCGCGCCCCATATAGATCAGGATCCTGGCCCCAGGGAAGTGGTACATTAGGCGCCGGGTGTAGTTGTCCCGCAGGCGGCGGGCCTCTTGAAATGTGTGGACCTCATATTCATTATTTAATGTAAGGGTGCTATACAGGGAGGACGGGCCGAAATTCTGGTTAAACAGGCGGGCGTGGTTTCGTTTGGAAATTCCGATCCGGTGCTGTTCCCGCTCCTCCGGCGTCTTAAACCTGGGCCGTGGTTCTGCCTTTTTTATATCCCGTACACGGTCCGGGACATTAAAAACGATTTGCTCACACACGGACCCGGAAAAAATCCGCGTTTTTACTCTCTGCATATCGTTCCCGCCTTTTCCGTCGTGGTAGGTTCTGCCCCGGCGGCTTTATCCGCCGCCGGGGTCCTCTTTCCATTCTTTTACAATGCAATCCCGGCACATATAGCAGTCCTCGCAATAGTCGCACAGGTCCAGCCCATCCAGGGCCGCCCGCCGGATCATGGCCTCCAGGTCTGGCAGGTTTGTCTTTCTGGTTGGCTGCAACATTTCCAGCACTTTTGCCAGATATTGACCCGCCTGCCAGTCCCCGAAAACCTCCGCCGGGCCGTCCGCCGCCATGGTGTCCGGTTTCAACGGCACAATGGCCACACAGGCACCCGCCGGATCATGTTCCCAGCGTGGCGGAGTTTCTTTGACCACGTTGCCGTCTTTGTCTAACTGGCGGCGTCCCAGTGTGAAATTTCCCTTTTGAATGGCAATTACTCCTATCCCCACTGCTTTGGCCTCCTTTTATTTCCGGCGCAGGTCTTTCACAATGGCGGCCAGTTGGTCCGCTATGTATTCCACCTCCGCCTCGGTGTTGGCTTCCGCCAGTGTGATCCGTATGGCCCCATAGGCGTCCCGCCTGGTCTGGCCCATGGCGGTCAAAACGTGGCTGGGTTCCCCGCTCCCCGATGTGCAAGCGGACCCTGCGGACACGCACACGCCGGCCAGGTCCAGCATGATCACCACGGCCTCACCCTCCACGCCGTCAAAACGGCAGTTGATATTCCCCGGCAGGCGGTTGTTCATGCTCCCATTGATATTTGCGCCGGGGATCTCCAGGATCCGGTCCACCAGCTTGTCCCGCAGGCGGCGGGTGTATTCCGCCGCCGTGGTCATATTTTCGCAAGCCTCCCGCATGGCCACGGCCATGGCCACAATGGCCGCCGTGTTCTCGGTCCCCGGTCTGCGCCCCCGTTCCTGGCCTCCGCCGAACAGGAACGGGTCCAGTGTCACGCCGGACCGGCAATAGAGGGCACCCACACCCCTGGGGCCTCCAAACTTGTGGGCGGACAGGGACAGCATATCAACCCCCATTTTCTGAACGTCCACAGGAACGTGGCCCACCGCCTGCACCGCGTCCGTATGAAAAACCATAAGGCTGCGGCTGCTCTTTTTGATTGCTCTGGAAATTTCCGCAATAGGCTGGAGTGCCCCGATCTCATTGTTTGCCGCCATGACAGAAACCAGGTTTGTGGTTCCGTCTGCCTCTGCGGCCACCTTTTCCGGGTCCAGGATCCCGTCCGGCTCCGGGTTAATCCTGGTTATTTTCCGCGTTCCCTCCCGCTCCATAGCCTCCAGGGTATGGAGGACGGCGTGGTGTTCAAACGCGGACGTGACCACCCGCCCGGCCCCATACCTGGCGGCGCGGATCGCCCAGTTGTCCGCCTCTGTGCCCCCGGACGTGAAATAGATTTCCGCCGGGCGGCAGTTCAGCAGTTCCGCCACCTCTTTTCGGGCGCTCTCCAGTTTCATGGCGGCCAGCCGTCCGGCTGTGTGTATGCTGGAGGGGTTTCCGTACTCCTCCAGGCACTCAATCATGGCCGCCTTGGCCCGCTCCCGCATGGGTGTGGTGGCGGCGTGATCAGCATATACTTTCATTCCTGCGGCACCTCCCCCGTGGCATAGTACGGGGACAGCCTCCGCTTTCTTCCGCAGCTCCAGCAGGATCCCCGCTTGATTGTCATTTCCTCCGCACCCTCCGGCTGTTCCATGGTAAAATCTTTCTGGAGGGTTTCCGCGCACTCCTCACACAGCATTTTGGGATCTTCGCGGCTGAAAATATCGTCTTTCCAGCCCACCCCGATGTAGTCCAGCACCAGCCCCCAGCCATACCAGGCCCCGGTTTCATCCTGGCAGACATGGTTCATCCACATTTCCCACTCTTTTGGGTTCTTGTACCGTATGCGGTCAAAACGGTGTGGGCGGTGTTCCAGGTGGATCCCAAACCCGCACATTTGGCACCCGGTCCGCTGGGCTTTGGTTGTCCGCAGCTGGCCCTCCGGCTCCGCGCCGCCATGGTCCTGGCGGTATGCCTCGATCTCCTCCGGCGTCATGTCCGGCGGGTCCCGGACGATCTTTCCATAGATGGCCGGGACGATGGTTTCCAGGTGTATGGGGTCGCCGTGGATCTCCACCCCGTCCTCCTCTCCCACAATGGGCCGGAACTCCTCCCAGTGTTCGTGATACCATTCCTGCATTTCCAGGGCCAGTGTCAAAAGGTCCTGGCGGGTGAAGATTGCAAACGGGGCGCTGCGTTTTGTGTCTTTGCTGATATAGTTGCACCCGTTCAGCATAAGGGCCTTTTGACGCCTGCCGCCCTCGCTGGCCATTAGCCCCATATAAGGGAAACGCCCGCTTTCCTTGGCGTAGTCGTCGCAGGGTTTTTCTTTCAGGTAGTAGCAGCACAGATCAGAAACCAAAAACGGGGCCGTCTGGTAGCTGGTGCCCTCCCGCTCGTTTTCCGGTCCTCCGAACTTTTCAAGCCATTTCTGTGACATTTTCATGCGGGTGCTTTTCCGAAAACCGCCATATTCCCCGGTTTCTCCGGTCATAATCGCATGGCGGACGGTTGCGTTTTTCTCTGTCGGGTGCTGCAGCAGATTGATTTTCCCGGCGGTTTCTTTGGACAGCACAGGGAAACCAAATTCCCGGACCACCTCGATCTTTCCATAGGGGCGCCCCTGGGGGTTCTTGGCCGGTTTCAGGTTCTTAATGCCCAGGGCCTTGTGGATCTGCTGTATGCTCCTGTCCTCCAGCATGGAAACCGACGCGCCCGGCACGTCGATCCCGATGGACCGCAGGAACAGAAACAGGGTGATACTGTCCAGCCCGCCCACCGTCACATAGCAGCGCCCGGCCACGTCCGGGTGGTTGTAGAACTCCCAGGCCCGGCGGGCGGCATAGGCTTTTTTGAAGTCATACCCCTTGGCCATTTTTGCCTGAAAGTCCTTTGTTTTCTCTTTGTTTTCCTGCTCTTTGTACTTATCCCAGCGCCTTTTCTCACCCTCCCTATACGCTCACCGTTTGCTCAAAACGGATCTTCATTTGTGCGGGGTACAGGTCCACCTCCGGGCGGCGCTCTCCGGTCCAGCGCAGTCCACCAGCTTGTCCCACGCATTTCCACCCGGCGGCCCGCAGGCTTGCCCCGTTTTCGCTCTCCAGAATGTAGGTGATCAGGCGCTTGTAACCCATGGCCCTGGCCGCCCTCCAGGCCGCCGCGTAAAGCATGGAACAGGCGTTTTTCGTCCCGTCGGTACAAAGGCGGTTTACCTCCAGGGTCCACCCGTCATCCAGGTGCCGGGACACAGGACGGCCCACAATGGCCACGCCCACGATTTTCTCTCCGTCTGACAGCCCTATGGAATACTTATGGCCCGCCACCGGGCCGTGGTGCCGGTGGTTCTGTTCCACATAGGCGTTAGCCTCTCGCAGCGTCATGGGGACGATCTCCAGCGGTGCGGCCTTGCGCTCCTCTGTTTCTTTCGTTTCCTCCGGTTCCGCCTGTTTTGGTTCCTCCACGGCCTCCACCGCCGGTGCGGCCACGGTTTCCTCCATGGCCAGCCCCGGCAGGCTCCACCCATCATCCCGGACTTGGAAAGCGTCCCCCAGTTGGATGGTGTCCGGGAAATTGTGCTGTGTGGTCTGTACGGCGTACTTGTCGATCTCGGTTGCATAATAGTGGGCGATATGCGCCCCCAACTTGTCCAGCGCCAGGTGGCCGCAGCTCATACCGTCATACATGGACAGCACTTCCAGCGGTTCCTCGGTGATCCCTGGCGTATAGTGGAGAATGTGGGCGATCACGTCCACTGTCCAGCCGTTTCCCAGCATTTTATAAGCCTGGGTATCTGATACAGGGAATATGTATTCCTCCGGCACGGTCTGGAGGCGTTTACACTCGGTCACGGTCAATTTGCGGATAATATAGAAACCGTCCGCCAGTTTTATGGGGTATTGTTTGCCCTTTATGGTGATCTGTCCGTCCTGGACTTCATAGACCGGATATGTTTTCCCGTCTGCCGCCTCAATAACAAGGCGGCTCTGGTGCCCTGCGGCTTTCACAGAATTTGCTTTCTGGTCGTCCCGCATTTCATAGGATGAACTTTCACCCCGGCCCCGCCACGCCATTCCCGCAGGCACCGCATACAGGCCGGTGGCGGCCCCGTCCGCTCCGCCGCCGTTTGGCCTGGCCTTGAGCGGGACGCCCTTGCCGTCCACGCTATAAATGCGCCCGCTTTGGCTGCCGCTGACCTCTCCGCTGGCGTTTGGCATATCGCCCACCCGCACCGGCGTGGCATAAAGTCCAGTTTTGGCACCCACGCCGCCGCCCTGGCCGCACAGGGTTACACTTTTGCCGTCCGGCGAATATACCCGGTATTGCTGACTGTCAAAATCGGCGTTTTTGGCGTCGCTCTCTATGGTTCCGATCCTCACCGGCTCCGCCGCCATAGGTGCCAGGAAATGCTGACCACACACGCCACTGACCGCCCCGGCCTTGGCATAGTTGGCTTTCAGGGTGTACCCCTTTTCTTTCAGGGGCAGACCGCTTTCCAAAATGTCCCGCAGTAGGATCCCCAGGTCCTCCGGCTGTTCCACGCCTGGAATGTTGGTCCAATAGAGGCGCTGGCGGTTCTGCGCGCTCACCAGGGCGGAATTGATCAGGATCGGCTCCACGCCTAACTCCCGCGTGATCTGTGCCCGAATGGCTGGGGCCATGCTTTTGTTATTCTCATACAGAAAAAAATCCGGTTTGAATTTCTCCAAGGCAATCAGATAGTTTTCAAACAGTTCCCAGCCTATACCCTCCGGCTCGGTTTCCCGGTTCTTGGTCTGCGCTATGCTCCACTTGGTACATGGGGACCCACCGATCTGCAATTTCACCCTTGGCCGCCCCCTTTTATGTCCAGGTATAGGGCACATTCTTTCTTGGTCCGCTTACACCACGCCCATTCAATCATGGCGCCCGCACTTTCCTGGTAGTCAGGCAGGAACACGGCCAGGTCCGCCGCGTTCAGCATGGCAAGCGTGATCTGCATATAGTCCCATTCCTCCAGGCCCGCCGGTAAAATAGCCGGGTTCAGGACCACATGGCCCAGCGCCTCCATGGTACTGGTGGCCTCCTGTAATTTTGCTCTATATTCGTTGTCGCCGGTGATCTTCCCGGCTATGTAAATTTTCACAGGCTGCACTCCTTTTTCCGGCTTGCAATCCGCCCGGCCAGTTGGTATAATACAGACAGCTGGACGGTTTCCGCCGTTCACTCCGCCACCTGCGCCGTGTTGTCAGCACCGGGCGCGGGTGGTTTCTCTTTTGCCTCATAGCTGATATGGGCCGCCGCCACCAGTTTGGCAATCTCCGCGCCGATCAGCCCGTCCGGGTCCTCCGCCGCGTTCACGGCCTCCGCCGAAACGGCGGCCCGCTCTATGCTGGTCAGTCTGGCCCAGTCCTCGGTAACGCACAGGTGAAAGTCGCCGTTTGCCCACCTGTCAACCGAAATAATGATCCGTCCGCCGCCCTTTAGGGCGGTTCTCAATTTATCGCTCATTCCGTTGCCCTTTCTGCGATCTCCAGCTGTTGAAATTCTGCCGCCGTGGCGGCGATCCGGTCCGTGGCCATTTGCCAATATTCCGGGTTAATTTCCACGCCCACAAAATCCCGCCGCAGGCGCTTGGCCACCACCCCGGTGGTCCCGCTCCCCGTGAACGGATCCAGAACGATCCCGCCCTCCGGGCACCCGGCCAATATGCACGGCTCCACCAGGCGCTCCGGGAACGTGGCGTAATGGGCCGCCTTAAACCGGCCCGTTGCTATGCTCCAGACGCTCCGCTTGTTCCGGCCTCCGGTGCTGTTTACCGTGTTCCCGTGGCTCTCCCGCTCCACGCGGGCGCTGTTCTGGAATGACCTCCCGCCGGTATAAGCGCCGCCGCCCCGGAATGTCCTGGCGTTCCCTTTTTTCCCGCACGGCTCCCGGATGGCCGCCGCGTCGAAATAGTAATGGGCCGATTTTGACAGCAGGAAAATATATTCATGGGCTTTTGTGCAACGGTCCTGGACGCTCTCCGGCATGGCGTTGGTTTTATGCCATATAATATCCTGCCGCAAATACCACCCATCAGCCCGCAGGGCAAAGGCCAAAAGCCACGGGATCCCCATCAGATCCTTGCACTTGTAGCCGTCCGGCGGTTCTTTTCTGGTGTGTCCGTGGGCGTTTCTGGTGTTGGCCGGTGGCTGCGGCCCGGACCTTGTGGCGTAGCTGTCCCCGATGTTTACCCACAGCGTCCCGCCCGGGCGCAAAACCCGCCGGACCTCCCGGAACACGTCCACCAGCTTGGCTATGTACTCCTCCGGCGTTTCCTCCATGCCGATCTGCCCGGCGGCCCCATAGTCCCGCAGGTTGTAATAGGGCGGGGAGGTCACGCAGGTGTGGACGCTCTCCGGCTCCAGGGTCCGCAGCTGTTCCAGGGCGTCACCGCAAAGGATTGTTTCCACTGTCCGCCACCTCCTGGGCCAGAAACCACGCCGGGCTGTTCCGCTCCGCCTGGTGGGGGCAGTTTTCCGCATCGCAGTTCTCCGCCGAACAGGCGGCGCAATAGGTCCGCTGGAAAAGCCCATCCCACGGGGTATCTAATGCTGGGATGGAGGCCAGAAACTCCGCCAGGGCCTCCTGGGAGGCGGTGATCTGCTCAAAATACGTTTTCGCCATGGCCTACTCCTCCTCTTTGTGGAGATCCACACCCTCCAGGGCCTCCCACACGGCCCGCTCCCAGGCTTTGGCCCACCCGGATTTTGCTTTCCGCACGGCCTCCACCGCTATGGCCTCGGTTCCGTCGTCCCACAGCAGGCGGCAGTTGTCCACCACTATGGCGCTGTCATGCTCCGCCGCGTCCCGCTCCACCATGCCCAGGTAGGACAGCGGGATCCCCCAGCAGGCCAAACTCTCCGCCTGGAAAATCTGAAACCCCTGCATGATCACCGGCACCAGGTCCACGTCGTCGCCGCGCTCACCGATCCGCCAGTTGTTCATTTCCTCGGCGGCGGTTTCCGGTATGACCAGCTGCGGGTTTAGGTCTTTCATAATGTTGGTGGGTTCCTTGTCGCCCGGTATCATCCCGGCGTGTTCCACGATGGTGGCCAGGACCTTGCGCGGCATGACCTCCCGGCGGGCCTGGATATACCAGGACTGCGTATAGATGGCCATTACCCCGCCTTGGCTGTTGACGGTGTACCCGCCGCCCTTATAGGCCCGCTTGAT